ATCGTATGTCGCGGCGAAACTCGCGCTGACCTTTTGGAACTCATGGAAGTAAAGGAGATCGTGTAATGTCTATACGCAGAATGAAATACACCAAAAACGGATTCGATATCATCTGTCGTGTCCACGGATCTGGAGAATACGCCTACGCAGATATTCTCTGGAAAAAATATGGCGAAGATCATTACACCTATATTGGTCTGATCTACTACACAACTACAGATCAAGATGTTCCAACTTGGCATCACGTCAAAGGCGAAAGCCCAATCACAAAAAAATCTTGGCACGATGCCGCAAAAGATCTCTTCTCTGCCTTCTCAAAAAAGGAGGCAGCGTAATGCAACACAAATTCAAAAAAACCAGACGCAAAGGTGATCTTCAGTATCCTTGGGAATACCAAGGGTGGATGATCAACAGCAGTAGCAGAATGATGTACAACCAGTGCATTTGGAAGGCTTACAAAGATGGACAGCCAATCATCACGTCCAACAGCCTTAACAGTTTGTGCGTCAAAATAGATGAAATAATGGAAGCAGTCTAATGCAACCAAACTATGATACAGTCTCGCATTGCCCAAACTGCAAAACAAAAATGACAGCTATAGACTCAAGACAACATTCATTGTATGGCTTTCAAACAATTAAACGCAGACGTAAATGTTTGACATGTGACTTTCGTGCAAGCACAATAGAAGTGCCAATCGATCTGGCAAAAGACATATTCTACGAGGAATGAAATGAAACAAATATCAACGCTCAAAAACCAAATACAACACTTCACAGGTGTATTGGGTAGCTCGCAAACATCAATCAATCACATGATTGCATTCGCAACCATATGCGAAAATCAACCAATCACAAGCCATGACCTACACATCAAGCTAGGCTTCGAACAATCCACAACAAACAGACTCCTACACGCACTCGCACAAAATAATAGAGGCACAGGCTTGGGAGCCGAAGTCATAGAAATCAACATGATCAAAGAAGACAAAAGGCAAAGAGAAATCAAGCTAACAGAAAAAGGTAATGACCTAAAAAAGAAAATGTTTGGCAGTAAAAAATGACCGATAAAATATATAATGGAATTGAGGCAATCTCAAAAGTAGCAACATTAATTCACGAAAATACTGACATCCAGCCAAAAGATCGTAGGAAAGTAATGGCAGCAATACTGGAGCCAATGCTAAACGAAATATTCGGCAGCGAATATGAAAAATATAAGGAGGATAAATGATGGCCATTGGAAGTTACGACATTAATGCATATGCACTAAAACTAAGGCGCTCAGGAAAACTATTACGCGAAATAGGCGATGAACTAGGCGTAAGCCAAGAGAGAGCAAGATGTCGTGTTATATTCGGAGCCAGACAAGAAAAAGTTTTTGAACGCTCAAAAAATGCCACAACAATGGGTGACCTATTTATGTCATATAAACCCATGTACGCAATAAAACATCTGAATGCAGAAAATATGACTTTCACAGAGTTTCTTGAAAATATATCACAACAAAAACTTGTGGAAACAATACATATTGGAAAAGCAGCAGTTCAAGAAATACTCTACGAACTGCGTAAAAAAAACGTATCAGAAAAAACAATCCAAGACTGGCTAAACGTAAAATTTAAAAAGGTAAAAAAAGTAAAAAAAAAACGATGTGACGCAGGCATACCAAGAGGACCAGAGGAAAAATTTGAAACATGCCAGCAATATGTAATCCACGAAGGAAGAATGTTTATGGGAAGCCTATGCAATAAGCCACTAACCTCGCAACAAAAAAAATATTGCTCAATTCATAAAAGAGGTAAACCATGATCGTAAAATCTTGGAAATTTACCGGCTTCAATAAAGACATGCCAGAATGGATACAAAACAATACAAGCAAAAGACGTGGATCTCATTACATATGGGTTCACACACAGCAAGGCGAACTGCCAGCAAATAAAGATCAGTGGATCGCCATCGATCTAAAGGGACACCTGCATATCTTCGATAACAAGCCAGATGGAATAGGCAAAGATATGATAGCTGGATGCGCCTTCGTAATCATAACACTTGGAATAATATTCGGGATGCTCATATGGTAAGTAAACAACTGGCAAAACACTGCTATCAACAATACAAAATGAACCACCAAGGATATCACGGATATAAACACTGGAGCCGTGTGTTCCAAAACGGTAAGCACATAGCCAAAGCAGAAAACGCAAATATCAAAGTCGTAGGTTTATTCTCACTCCTCCACGATACACAAAGAATAAACGAAAACAGAGATCCACAACATGGATACCGCGCAGCACAATACGCACACTCAATCAGGGGAAGGCTCTTCGATATAACTGACCAAGAAATGCGACTACTTGACGAAGCACTTACATACCACTCAAACGGCTACACAGACGCAGATATCACAGTGCAAACATGCTGGGATGCAGATCGGCTGGATCTCACTCGCGTAGGAATAATGCCAAAAGCAGAAAAACTCTGTACACAAACAGCAAAAGACGCTATCTGTTAAATATTACTGCTCGATATTGGCTACGCCTGTGGCCAGTGCCTCATATACTTAAACCCACTTCGGTGGGTTTTTTTCTAAAAGGTAAACAAATGGCAAAGGCAAAAAAGAAAAATTCAGTCGGTCGGCCAAGGTTCGAGATCACTCCAGAGGTGTTAGAAAGAACTGAAAGAGCAATGGCACAAGGCTTAACAAAAGAACAATGTGCTGGATTTTTAGGCGTTTCAGTGTCAACTTTTATGCTTTATCAGGCGAAAAATTCGGAATTTTCGGAAGCAATAAAAAGGGGAGAAGCTGGTGGTATAGAAAAAGTAACCAACGCACTCTTTGAAAATGCCACAGTAGAACGCGATAATGCAGCAATAATTTTCTATTTAAAGAACCGCGCAGGGTGGGTAGACAAGCAAGAGCATAAGGTTCAAAAAGAAACAACCGTTACGCTTGACTTAACAAGGATTGGAGTAAATGAACTCGCAGCAATTGAACGAGCTTTTGAGCAATCTCACATTGGAGCAAGTTCGAGCGGAGAAGTATCGCAGATCATTGAGGGAGTTTACGAAAGCAGCTTGGCCAACGATTGAGCCGGGTGTTAAATTTCAAAACAACTGGCACGTTGACGCAATATCAGAACACCTCCAAGCAGTTGTCGAAGGCAAAATCAAACGCCTGATTATAAACGTACCGCCACGCCATATGAAATCCATCAGCGTTGCAGTTGCACTGCCTGCATGGACTTGGACTAGAGAACCGCACAAGAAGTTCTTGTACGCCTCTTATGCCTCTTCCCTGTCGATCAGAGATAGCGTCAAAGCTAGAAGATTAATCGACAGCATATGGTACAAACGCCATTTTGAAGACAAGTTTGCCTTAACCAGTGATCAAAACCAAAAGCAAAGATTTGAAAACAACAAAACAGGATATCGCATAGCTACGTCTGTCGGAGGCGCTCTGACTGGTGACGGTGGTGATATTATCTGCATCGATGATCCGCACAATGTAGTCGATACCGATAGCTCTGCTGTTCGAGAAGGCGTTCTGGAATGGTGGGATCAGGCAATGCAAACACGGCTTAATGATCCTCGAACTGGCGCTTTTATCATTATTATGCAGCGCGTCCACGAAAACGATCTGACAGGCCATATACTGGCCAATGAGATGGGTGACGAATGGGATCACCTATGTCTGCCAGCGAGATACGAAATAGGCCACCCAACGCCTACCAGATCATCGCTTGGCTTCACAGATCCGCGCACCAAGGAAGGCGATCTTCTTTGGCCAAACAGAATAGACGAAAAAACACTTAAAAATTTAGAGCGTAGCCTTGGCACTTACGCAGCAGCAGGACAACTTCAACAACGTCCAGCGCCAAAAGGTGGCGGTATTTTGCGATCAAGCTGGTGGGTTCCTTGGGAAGAAGAGGAGTTGCCAGAAATTGAATATGTTCTGCAATCTTACGACACAGCCTTTGAATCCAAAGAAAGCTCAAGTTTTAGCGCCAGAACCACATGGGGCGTATTTAGGCACAAAGGCTATGACTGCGCGATTGTCCTTGAGGCATGGTACGATAAAGTCAGCTACCCTGACCTAAGACGCATGGCGCAAGAAGCCTATGACGAATGGGAGCCAGACGCAGTGCTGATCGAAAAGAAGGCATCAGGTCAATCTCTGCTTCAAGACTTGCGAATGGCTGGAGTGCCTGTTTTAGCGTACAGCCCAGACCGCGATAAGGAAGCTCGCGCCCATGCGTCCAGCGCACTTTTGGAAGATGGAAGGATTTTCTTCCCTTCCAGTAGAAAATGGGCTAAAGACTTGATTGACATTTGTGCGGCGTTTCCAAGTCACCCGAATGACGATATTGTTGATACATGCACACAGGCATGGTTAAGATTGCGTAAAGGATGGTTTGTGGGTCACAGTGAAGACCCAGAAGAAGATGAATATTTAGAACCAAAGAGGATGACGCTGTATGGCTGAAGAAAATATTATTCCATTTGCCGAAGGCGCTCCACCTGACAATCTGATGGTCGAAGAGCTACCAGATGGTGACGTTCTGATCGGAGATCCAGACTCAGATATAGTTGAAGACGTAGAAGACACGGAGTTTGATTCAAACCTTGCAGAAGTTATTGATGACCGCGAACTTGCTAAAAAAGCCAGCGAGCTTGTTGAATATTATGAGAACGACAGGCAAGCCAGATCCGAATGGGAAGAGCGATACAAGCAAGGCCTGAAGACGCTTGATCCAGATGGCGGCATGGAAGAAAGCGAAGATGAACGCGCAACTCGCGGTTTGTCGATTGTCGTACACCCAATGATTGCAGAAGCAGCAACGCAGTTTAACGCTCGCGCCATTGCAGAGCTTTACCCTTCAGGCGGTCCAGTCAAGACCGTCATTATCGGAGATCCCAACGAAGAAGCCGAAGAGCAAGGGCGCAGAGTTCGTGAATTTATGAACTACCAGATTACACAGGAAATGCCTGAGTATTTTCCTGATCTGGATCAAATGCTTTTTCACCTTCCACTGATCGGCCATACGTTCAAGAAAGTTTGGTGGGATGCTAATATGGATCGGCAATGCAGCCAGTTTGTAAAAGCAGAAGACTTTGTGGTCGCTCCAGAAAGCAAGGATCTCTATACCAGCCCAAGATATACGCATATTATTCGTATGCCGCGAAATGATTTCAATAAGTACGTCCAGAATGGATATTACTTGCCGACATCGTATATCGGAGATGGTGCAGATCCGACTGGCGATGTTATTGGCGAGATCGAAGGCGTTGATGAATACGGAGATGATAGCGAAGACAACATAATGACGCTGCTGGAAATGCACGTCTATGACTTGTTCGATGGCATTGATGGAGAAACTGTTGACGAAGATGACGAAAATGCAGTTGCCATTCCGTATGTGATCACAGTTGACTATGATAACCAGAAGATTGTTAGCGTCAGGCGCAACTGGCGTCAGGAAGACGAAGAGAAAAAGCGCCGTGACTGGTTTGTGAGCTATAAGTTTCTGCCCGGTTTGGGCTTTTATGGCTTTGGCCTTTATCACATGATCGGTGGTCTGGGCAAAGCGGCGACTGGATCTCTTCGCGCTTTACTTGACAGCGCAGCCTTCAGCAACATGCAAGGTGGATTTAAGCTACGTGGCCGTGTGACTGGCGGTGATTTGCAAATCAATCCGGGCGAATTTGCCGATATTGACTCTACAGTTGATGACGTGAACAAGGCAATCATGCCACTGCCATTCAAAGAGCCGTCTGGCACTTTGTTTCAGTTGATGGGCTTTATTGTTGAAGCTGGCCAGAGATTTGCCAGCACAGCCGATTTAAATGTGGGCGATGTTAATCCAAATGCGCCTGTTGGATCGACAGTTGCTTTGATTGAGCAAGGATCAAAGGCGTTTAGCGCAATCCACAAAAGATTGCATTATGCACAAGGCCAAGAGTTTAAGCTTCTTGCAAAGCTGAACGCAGAAAACCTACCAGAAGAGTTTGGCTTTTCACTGGCTGGATCTGCTGAGTTTGTGTATCGCGCAGATTTTGATGATCGGATTGACATTGTTCCCGTCAGTGATCCAAACATTTTCTCAACAGCCCAGCGCATTGCACAGGCACAAGCTGTTTTGGAAATGGCACGTTCAGCGCCCCAGCTTCACGATCTTTATGAAGCCTACAAACGCATGTATGAGGCTATTCGTATTCCGAATATCGATGAGATCCTGAAGAAGCCTGAAGAAGCGCCACAGATGGACCCGATTGATGAAAACATGTCGGTCATGTATGGCAAGCCAATACGCGCCTTTCCAGAGCAAGACCATGAGGCGCACATTGCGGTTCACATGCAGTTTATGCAAGATCCATCGCTTGGCGGCAATCCAGCAGCCCAGAAGACAATGGCTCCGATATTAATTGCACATATTGCAGAGCATATTGCGTTGCTGTATCGCCAGCGCATGGAAGCCAGCGTAAATATCGAACTACCGCCACTGCCAAACTTCAAAGATCCGAAGTTCAGGTTTAATGATGTTGACCCTGAAATGGATATGCTGATTAGCCAGAGAGCAGCGCAAGTTGTACAGCAAGCGCCACAGATGAAGCAAATCGAGGCGCTCAAAGGCATGAAAGGCATGGGTCAAGGTCAAAATCCATTGCAATATGCACAACAGTTGGCCAAACTTGAGACAGACGCGCTGAAGGCTAGAACACAAGCACAGATCCAAGCTGATCAGGCCAAGGCTAAGTCCAACATTGAGATCAAGCAAGCAGAGGCCAGACAGGATCTGGAGATTGAAGCAGCAAAAGCGCAAGCTGACATGGAGGCAAAGATTAGAAAACTAGAGGCTGAGTTGCAGCTTGAACGTGAGAAAAACGCAGCAGAGTTGCAAATGGAGATGATAAAGAATGATCCCACAGTATAATCTGCCTCCGATTAACCCTGCGGCTTTTGGCGGTTTGCCACAGGGCCAAGGTGGCGCTCCTGCTACAGTCCCTATAGCTAGTGGAGCGCCACAAGGGCAACCGCCAGTAGATATGAACAAGTATTTGATTAATAAGGTTATGGAAATCAGGCAGCGTATGGGTGGCGGTCAAAATATGGGGGCGCTTGGTGCGTTAGCCAATGCAACACCAGCGCCACAGGCAAGGCAACCACAACCTCCAATGAGGGCGATGACATGATGAACAAGAGCGGATTTGGCGCTCTGTCGAGCATTGCACCAAGACAGACGAATATCATGGGTCAGCCACATATGCTGTCTTACATCAACCCTCAAGAAGAGGCGATGTTGCAGAAGATGAGGGGCGGCATACCTCCAGTGGCAGGACCGGGCGGTGTTCCTGCTTTTGCTCATGGTGGATTTCATTGGTCGCAACCTAGCACATGGGGCGGTGGCAGCGATGATAATCAAGCAGCAGACACAAGTAATGATGATGATGATGATGATGATGATTTTTCGTTAAGTCAAGTTTTTTCCGACTTCACAGATTTTGGATCTTCTTTTGTAAGTGATCTTGTATCTGGAGCAGAACAAATTGGTAGTGCAGTTGGATCTGGAATAGAAACAGTTGGTAGTGCAATTGGCGCTTTGACTGGCCTTGGAAGTGATAGTGATACTGATCAAGATCTTATTGATCAAACAGTTGCGTCAAATCCCGGTTCTTCTTTTGATATAAATACAGGAATAACTGGATCTGGTGGTGAATCAATAGATGTAGGTTCAAATGTTTTTATTGATCAATCAACTGGAGAATTGCTTGATAATTCGGAAGACGAATTGCTTAATCAGCCTGCAATGATGGATGATGCTGTGGCTCAATTTTATGCTGATCAGGAAGCTGATCTTCCTAATATAACTAGTATTTCTATTGGAGGTGGTTTTTCAAATCTTGTGGATAATCTTTTTGGCACTGAAACTGGTGAAGAAGCAAGTTTAAATTCAGATCTATCGCAGGAAGAAGGTAATACTTTTATTGAAAATGTATCTAATATTCTAACGCCTTTTGATGGTACAGAATATCAAGATGGTGTTTTGATAGACACTGAAACTGGTGAAGAAACAACTGGAGTTTTAGATACATTAAGTGACACTGCTGACTATGTCTTTGGCACTGGAGAAGAAGGCAATAGTTTATATCAAGATTTAGCCAATACTTTTACACCAGATAATGGTACAACATATGTAGATGGGGTTTTGATGAGCGATCAACTCGCCATTGATTCTACGATTTCCTCAAATGAAGGTTCTTCTTACGATGGCACAACGGGAATTATAACTGGAGCAGATGGAAACGAAATAGATATTGGCACAAATGTTAACGCCGATGATGTATCAAGTGGTTTATATTCTGAATTACTTCCCGGTGGTAGCGAAGGCGATTATGATGATTTTCAGACTCGATATAACGCACAGTCTATAGCAGCAGAATTAGACCCATATGGCTCATCAACTGCTACAGGATTTTTAGTTAATGAAGGTTTTACAGCAGACTTAGATGGTGATGGCATTGTAGAAAATTATATTGGTGGAACAGAATATACTGTAAACACAGATGGTTCAGTCGTCGTTGCTGACAGCGAAGAAGATACAACTGGCGGTTTAAGTCTTTTAGGTGAATCTTTAATAGAGCTTGAATTAGCAGAACCTTTAAATGAAGGGGAATTTGCTGATGGATCTGGAACAACAGATTTAACAGAGCTTGGTGGTGGTGAGCCAGAAGAAGATGAGCCAGAAGAACAGGTTCAAACAATTTTTGAAGACGATGATGACGAACCTGATCCATCATTTACAACCACTCCGACTTTTGAAGATCAAACAACTCAAGAGGCTTTTCAAAGAAGATACAAAGGCGGTGGCGGTGGGTTTTTACCAGCTTACATGCAGCAATACATGAGCGGTGAAACCATAGACGAATATGTCCGTATGGTTACTTTGGCTGATGGAAGTGTATATTATATTACGCCAGATGGTAGATATATAGATCCAGAAGTATTTGAAGGCACTGCTATAGTAACAGATTCAACAGAATATTTTGACACTGGCACAGAGCAAGTGCAGACTGGCTATACTGTTACTGATAATCTTACAGGTGTTATTCAGACTTTTAATATGGATGGAGTTCTTTTAGACACATTTGATCCACAAACAGGACAAACAGAGTACGCATCATATATGATTGCAGACGATCCCAGCAGACCAGTTATATATGGAAGCGATACACAAAGTGGATACGATATATATCAAGATCTTGTAAGTCAAATTTAGGAGGCCAATATGCCAGAATCCAACATGAACAGCGCAGAAGAAGATTTAAATCTTATTATGACAATGATGCGCTCAATAAAACCGGGCGACATGAGCGAAGAAGCGGCTAATGAGCTTATGATGATTGGTCGGCGCATTCAAAACGGTGGTCGCTTATCTGATCAAGAGCGTGATGCAATTACACAAGTTATGAGGGCAATGCCAGCAGATAAATCAGAAGTAAGAACATACATGGTTGACGGCCAGCCAGTGCAAATGACGCCTCAACAATATGAAAACGCAGTTAGAAGCGGTGAGATTACGCAAGATGAAATGTCTTACACTGTTGATGGTAGGGCAATGGCAGCAACACCAATGCAAATGAGTGATATGCAACGAAGCATGGGTGCTGGCGCTATGACAGACGCAGAAAAGCGTATAGCCCAAGAAGAAGCATTTCAAAGAATGATTATGGAGCAAAATGAAATGCAGCAAAGAGCGATGGATCAACGTATGATGAATGATATTAATTCTGGATCTCTTGCACCAATGACATCACCGCGCCCACGCGCAAGACCAATGCGATAGGAGATTATTATGGCTGAAGTAATAGTAGAAAATATGGAAGAAAATGCGGAGCTTTTTGTAGAAAAAATGGGCTTTCCGCATGACGCAGAAGGCTTGGAGTTGACTGACGATCAGCTTGTAAACTTTTTACTGCTTTGTCACCAGATGCAATACGGCATGATGGAAGATGAAGAAGAAGAAGAAATGATGCACGAAGACGAAATGATGATGCCGACAGGTGACGTTAAGGTCAAAGTGATGAAGCTGGGCGATGGCCACAGCGTTCACGAAATGATGAACGAGATTTTAGGCGGTCACTAATGCCTGTCCGTAAGGTCAAAGGCGGCTATCAATGGGGCAGCAAAGGCAAAGTCTACAAGACTAAAGCCGAAGCTGAACGCCAAGGACGCGCTGCTTACGCCTCTGGCTACGGAAAGAAGAAGAAGGGCAGAAAACGTGGCTGATGTAGTAAACCTCTTCAAAAGATTGTACACAGTTTTAATGGATGCAAATCCATCAGAAGTACAACGCCAAATGATTGAAGCTGGTGATATTTCTGTCATACGTGAGCTTATTAAACGTCCTACAAAAGAAGTTTTAGATCCTGCTGGTTTAGGAACTGTAAAATTACCTGACTATGTTGAAAACATTGAATATGATTTTGTGCCAGAAGCTGGAGCATTACAGCCAGAACAAACAGTAGATATTGGAGCCTTGCAAGGGTTAATGCTTGTGCCAGCTTATGGAGATAGAACCTATGCTGGTGGTGCGTTGCGAGGCATTGGAGATGTAACTTTTGATCAGGCTGTTAATATGCAAGGCGGCAATCAGTTTATGAGATCTCAAGGAAAAGGCATTTGGGCGTCTATGCAAGATAAAATGCAAGATAAAGCAGACGTTGCAAAAATTCTCCAAGATCAAGGCGAAGACGTTAGATTGATGTATACATCAATGGCTGGACAGTCTGGAGATTTTTCTATGATGATGTCTGATGCCACAATGGGAATGATTGAACAAAGTAAAATTACAAAAAAAGCAGCTAAAAAATTTGATGATTGGGTTAGAAAAAATAAAACAAAAGACTCACCACAAGACCCTGATTGGCCGGGAATATTAAGTCCAAATGTAAGAGATTATTTGAAAAACAATATGACAGGCTCTGATAGGCGCTTGTTATGGCAAGAAATGGACAAGTCAAAATATCAAGATGATGGCTTTCCAAATCTTGGTGTTATTAGGGCATCTATTACAGAACCTGAACTTTTAACAACTCCATATTTTGCTACTGGTAGGAGCATTGGTACAATACAAGGAGATTCTCAGGAAATACTGACGCCACAAAAAGGTTTTATCCCACATGAAACTTACACTGGTCAAGTAGAAGGAGATTATGTCGGAAGATTGGCTGATGATGTACCCGGACAATTAATATTCAGAGATTTTTTTGAAAGCAGACGCGCTGCTGGTACAAGACCATCAGGAGATCAAAGAGCTTTTATGATGACTCCGTACACTAGTCAAAAAGTTGATCAACAAATGATTGACGAAGTAAGCCAATATCTTGAAGCTATAAAGCAAGCGGAGTAATAAAATGGCTGCAAAAAAGAAAAAACCAAAGAGAGATGCTTGCTATAGGAAAGTAAAAGCGCGTTACACACGCAATGGTGGAACGTGGCCATCAGCGTATGGATCTGGAGCCTTGGTAAAGTGCCGTAAGGTAGGTGCAGCTAATTGGGGTAAGAAAAGTGCCAAAAAAAAGAAAAAGTAGCACCAGTGGCGGTCTGAAAAAGTGGTTTAGCCAAAACAAAGGTAAAGGCTGGGTTGACTGCAAGACAGGTAAGCCATGTGGACGCAAGGATAGAACGGCAACCAAGAGAGGCTATCCGTATTGCAGACCAACAATGGCACAGTGTAAGTCAAAAGGTGCGAAGGCTGCTGCAAAACGCAAAACATCAGCCAAGAAAGTTTATGTAAAGAAAAGGAAAGGCAATGGCAAAAAAAGCAGTTGAAGCTCCAAAAGGCTACCATTGGATGAAGTCTGGAAAAGGCTTCAAGCTAATGAAGGGCGAATATAAACCACACAAAGGCGCAAGCAAAAAAGCGTCTTTTGAAGTACAAAAGGTACATAAGTAATGGCAAAACTAACACCAGCTCAAAAAAAGATCGCCAACCAAGCCAAGCCTAAAAACAAAATTACAGGCGCTGATTTTAAAAAGTTGCGCGGTAAAAAGAAAAAGAAAAAATAATGGTTGATTTTGTCAACATAGGTAAAAAGGCATTTGGTGCTTTGCCTGACAATGTTGTCGATTTTGCTGATGTCAAAAGACAGCAGTTTATTAATCAACTTAAAGGCGCAATGCAAAATGTGCCTTACATGATGAATTTGCCATATGAAATGGGTCAAAAACTAAATGCAGAAGGAAAACTACCTTTGCCTTTAGGAACAAAGCTGTTGCCTATTGGCGGTAAAGGTAGACCAGATGAAGTGCATCAAATTGTTGGATACAAAGCAGACATCTATAATCCAGAAATATATGGATACGAAGTGCGATCTCCAGATGGCGAAATATCTTTTGAAGCTATCAGCAATCCAGTTACTGGATTAAAACAAACAAGGCCAGATAGGGTTGGACCATTCACAGCGGCACTTGGCCCAGATGGATTAGAAAACATGCCGTTTGTGCCACCTCAACT